GTACCTCTAATAAGATCCTGAACATTATTTGCGCCGAGTGGTGCACCGAGTTGCTCTATCAGACCCTTAAAGCTGTCTCTTGTTCGCGATGATACATCAATGAACGCTTGCTTGAACGGGTCTCTTGTTGCTTTTAGTGTTTCAACGAGGGATCCGAAGCTTGCATCGACGTTGAGGGCCCCCTCTGCCATCTTGTTTAACGCTTTTTCTCTTGGGTCTTTTGGCGCTTTGCTTTTTAGCGCGGCGTCGACAGTTGTTTTACCTGATAATAGTCTTCTAGTTTCGTCTGGAGACATCCCTAGGCCGTCAGCAATTGAGATAAGCTCAAACTTTCCTAGATTTTGTACTCCGCCTCTGAGGTTCTTTCTTATGCCTCCAACAATTGTCTCCAGCCTTTCAGACTCTGACTTGCCCAACAGGTCTATAGAATTGAAAACAGACTTCCCTAAAATAGCATTGAGCTTACCCGCTTTTTGGGATGAGCCCTGAAAGCTGTCCATGCTGCTACCGAATGCATTGGTCAGATCATTGAAGCTGACACCTGTAGCTCTAGAAGTAAACTGTAGTTTTCTGAATATTCCTTCGACTTTTCCTGAGTCATACAGTAAGCTCTTCTGTGCAGCGGCGAAGTTAGTTGCCAGTTCCTGTGGGGACATAGCAAGTTGTTGTGACATATTTGCAACCTTTTTGCCTAGATCCACTGCTTGGTCACCAGTGAGCCCGAAAGATTGAATCGCAGTATCAAATATTCCGGTCATCGTAGAGGTTTCAATACCAAGCTTATTTGCGATGCCCACTGTTGCGGCCATATCTTGCTTAACTTTGTTGTTGACCATTAAGAAAGATTTCATGCTACTAGCGGTGGCTTTATATGCCGCTTGACCCTCTTGAATGTTTCCAAAATACTTGAACATTGCTTCGCCGGTTTGTGATACGGCTTTTTGAAAGTCTTGGCCTTCGGCGAACTTACTGAAGTGCTGACCACCTTGTTGAACAAACTCAGCTTGTAACTTTACTAATTGCTTGTAATCATCGATAACTGTCTTGAAGCCACCAAGCGATTTGATCAAGTTCGAGACACCATCTTCGCCGGCTGCATCAAACATGGTCTCTGGGATGCCGGCGTCTGTAGCAAAGTTCCTAGATTTAGTCTTTCCCGACTTGGACGAAGCTGCCTTGACGTCAGTTCTGTACATCTTATTCAGCCTGTTCTTGATTTTGTTTTTCTTGGCGGTGTCGGTCTCGTTTGCCAACTGCTCAACTAAATCTGCAAATGTATCAGCCATATAGATAAACCTCTCCTTAATATACTAATTATCAAGCAAATTAGTTTTGTTGTTCGTTTCTTTTCTCAATCATCTCTACGTTCTTGTCAACGAACCAGGAGCGGAGGCCTATAGGTAGATTATAGGCTTCAGTAAAAGTAAAATGACCATAATGTTGAAGGAATAGAATTTCCTCATACGTTACCTTCTGAACGTAATCAGAGGTCAGGCCAAAAGAAGCCCAATGTAAAGGGCACCTCGAATTCAGATTCCTCTTCGCAGGAACCGCAAGCGACGGATTGTTTGGTCGACACCCTAGGTGTCACTGAGTTAATCACAGATCTCAGTTTTCTGGAGTCCAAAGCTGGCAAAGCTTCGAACAGAGTGTTTAATAAGGAAGGGTCTGATATACCCTTTACTTCTGCTACAGCCATTCTAAATAAAGATATAGAAGTGTTGTGATCTAATCCCAACTCTTCTGCTTTACGTTTTTGTTTATCTAAATACTGCAAGTCATTACCGTTTAAGATTCTGACCTTAGCCTCAAGTTCAGTCTTAGGTAGTATGAATACAAACAGGCCTGTGTCTTCTTCAAAGGATACTCCCTCTGGTATCGAGTCTTCGATCTCTCTCTTTTCAAGATCAAACACGAACTCTGCTACCTTACCGCACGCTTGGCATGGCATCCTCATAGAATACTCTGAACCGTATCCCGTTATACGAGATGCTATTAGAAGTGCATTCTTGTCTGTTTCGATTAGTTCCGACACGTTGACAGAACGATCGATAAGTATTGCCGATAGCAATCTATCAAAGATCGTTCCATCCTCTATGAAACTTTGGTTTGCCAAAAGGTCTTCTTCCTTGGCTGTTAGGTGTTTTATCTCCAGTGTTTCGCGGCCATAGAGAGAAGAGTTCTTGTCATAAAACTTTCCTTTTGTTGGCAATGAAACCACCTCAGTTGGTACAACAAATGATATCCCGAATGGATTTTCATTGTTTTGCGTTGGCAAGCCCCTTGGCGGGGCTGGTGCTTGAGGTGTTGGGGGGTTTGCTGATGTTCTTCTAGAATTTCTAGACATTTATTCCTCTTTTCATTTATATAGTAGATGGGGTATTCAGATTCCAGGTCTTGGAGTCAGTTCTTTCAGGAAGCTCTAAAGCTGCCCAGTCGTATCTAATCGTCATACTAATGTCAACTAGTTCGTCCGAACTGTAATCAAGATTACCAAAATCAACGTTTGTTAAGAATGGATTATTCAGCGTCCATTTCTCAAGTACGTTCTCTTGTTGCGCTCCAGTGTTAGCACCGAACTGCACAAGCTGTATTTGTCCACCAAGTCCGTCGACGAATGCTTTCTTCGAGATAGTTCTTGGCTCATTGGCCTGAGATGTAAATTTGTCAGGCAAAACATAACCAGCAGCTTCCAATATCTTTACTAAGCTTGCTGTCGAATCAGGTTGTACTGGGTCTACAATTGTTACATCAACTGTGGCCCATTCAACTCTCCCTGGGTAGTAGAACTTATAGTTCAAAAAGTCATGACCAGTCTCCGAGACTGAGAATGATGGTTTTTTTACGTTCTTTACTATGAACTGTGGCATACCAGCAATGTAGAGCAGCCATCTAAACTGTCGTTTTGGCTCGATGCTCGCTTGGTTCCAGAATTGTGAATTTGTAGGCATATTATTTTATCTCCCTAATATTATATATGGTCTCAGATGCTTTTTTCAATGTTTAATCCTCGAAAGAAGCACCAGTATTTGTAATAACGAAATCAACGGCAATAAACTCAATAGCTCTAGCTGGCTTCAGAAAGATCTTAGCGTACATTACGTTTCTATCAACCAAATCTGGTGTAGTGGTCGTATTGTCCAAGATTACCTTGAAGTCCGAAAGTCCCAATCTGGTCTGTACGCTCTGAAGGAAAGGATTTACCTGACCTAGGAAGCGATTCCAAGTGGCTGGAACATTCTGATCGAAGAGAAGCCCAGAAGCAATTCTAGAAACCTCTTTCTTGACGAAAATCAACAATCTACGAACGTTGATACGGTCAAGTGCAGACTGTGAAGACTGAAGTGTCTTCTGCCCGAACACTACGATACCCTCTGTTACAAATGATGCAATTGGGTTAACGTTCGCTGCGTATAATGTATCTCTCTGCTTTGAAAGAAGCTGCTCAGATACCTGAAGTACTGGTAAGCCAGCGTTTCCTTCATTGAGGCCACCGCGGTTGAAACCTGCAGGTGCAAACCAGACCTCTTCGGCCTGCTCTGTGTATGCCATAACACCCAGTGCGATTACTGAAGGTGGTACCCATACGTCTCTCGTCTGTTCAACGTCTCTAATCTTTACCCAAGGGTAGTAGGCAGCGCCATAAGAAGAATTCAATGCTCTTGCCTTGAGTGCTGTTGCAGTTGCTGCAGGGTTGGTTGTCAACCTGTCAGAGAAAGAATCACACTTAAGCTCATGTGGTGGTTTGTATACACCAGGCAAGTCAATGATTGCCATTGAGTCTGCTCGGGATTCACACTTCTCTATAAGCTTGGTCGTCAGCGCTGGAGTGGTGATGCCAGGCATGAGGGCCAAGTTGTGTTCAATAAATTCCGGATCCTTGATCAAATCTATTGCTCGGTCGACTGACGCGAAGGCATAGTTTGATCGTGAATTCGGTGTTGCGTCCAGAACCCTGTTGTTGAATGGATCCGCTTCGGTAATATTTACTCCATCGAAACCACCAACAAGTGGCATCTGGAACTTATCAAAACCAAGCTGTAACAATGTGGTTGCTGAGCCTGAGTGTGTGTAAGCGCGGTGCGTGGTGGCTTGTCGATGGGAACCTGAATAGTAGAAAGACGCTGTAACGTTCGCGGTTGATAAATCAGCCAAGTTGCTACCTCCGATAATTACCTCGTCCAAACTAAAGATGAATGCGTGTTGTGCTAATGATCCTGAAGTACCCGCATCTTGTCTTGTTGTCAAGCCCTCCGGAAGCTTCCTTACATAATCAGCATAGCCCGGGTCTACAACTGTGCCCAACTCTCCAGTGGAGCTGACTTTGTAAACTGCAGCGCCGAAGTAGTCTTCGCCATCAAGCGATGCGCTGATTACGTTTGGAAGACTTGGCCATGTTACTGTGAAATCTCTTGAGGCGCCGTCTCGTTGGCTGATCTGATCTGCTTTGAATTTCAATACTGTATCTGCTCCAAGGAATGTTCCAGAAAATGCCGACTGAGCGCCACCGGCTGAGGCGGATGGGCTTAGTTTTATCATGTTGTTTGCTGGCTTGATCGGACCCAAGAATCCAAAAGGAACCTTAGAAGGATTTACTAGTCCGTTGTCTACGTCGGACTTCATATCCATTCTTATATATCGAGAAAGGTTCGGATAATTTCCGTACACCTTGTTTCTTTTTTCGCGAGCGGACCAAGTTGTGAACTGATCTCCGATTTGTCTTGCAACGTAGTTTGAAGAATTGGGGTTTAGGTTACACCCAGAGAAGGACTCAACTACTTCTAGTTTTCCTCCCCTTATTCTTCTGACTACGACCGTGAAAGAACCGTAAGGGTCTGCATCGCCCTCTTCTGGGATTCGAATGTCCTCTATGCAGACTGTGAACTGCCTCGAAGCTGCTTCTCCCTCATCGAGAGCTTTCATTCTGAAGAGCTTTGTCATCTTCGTTGGATCATAGGACGCTGCTGTTCCATCATTCTGAGAAAATACCCATCCTGTTTGGGCTACAGAAGCTTCGTGACTAAAATCCGCAAAGTTTACTACATTGTCTTTTCTTAATCTTGTTACAAATCCTAACAGATCGCCAGATGGAACTTTCTCTTCAAATGTTTCACCCAACCAGTACTTGTCAGCGATGGAACTTGCGGCCGTACTGGCGACGTCAGCATTTGTAGCAACGGGATTTGTGTTCAATGCTTTTCTAATGTAATTTTTAGAAGTTCTGGAAAAACTTACAGGTACTTCTTTCGTTGTAGAGGCATTCTTAAGATGAATCGTAAAGTTATTTGCTGAGTCTGCAAGGCAGACCGTGTTCAAAAGCGCTGTTCCGGCTGATGAGGAGCCAAGCTGTTTATTGGATAAGGACGCTGTAAATGGACTCTCTCCATACAAAACCGCGGCCAACACAGAGGATGAAGGCGCTGCCTTGTTGGATCCGGATTGCATCACAAAGAGCCCCCATGCTGAATTCGCTGTCCATCCTGCGGCGCCGGCGTCAACGGCATTGTCGCCTTGTACACCTGCCAATCTAATTGTTGTAACAGGAGAATTTATGTCTGCTGCGAAATATGCTTTTGCTGCATAATGAGCATAAGCAGGAGCCAAAAGACCGTTGCCTTCTCTCCAAACGTCGTCACCTTGGCCACCTGGTACAGGCTCTCCAAAGATCTCCACGAAATCTGCGTATGAATTGACGGTTACCGGCTTCATAGCAGGCCCTTTTCGGGTTCTACCTATGATAACTGGACCGATTGGTCCTGGTAACTTTGGAAGTTGAGAGTTGTCTACCTCTCTTAAGAAAATGCCTGGTGAGACAAACTTGAATTTTCTGGCTGCCATATTATAAATCTCCTTGAACGAATTGATGCGGTAGTAAAAACTAATATTTTACTTAGTAAATAGTTTTTCTTGACGTCAAAGGAATAATAAAAGGAAAGCCCGGTGAAAACCGGGCTTTTTGGTGGGATGATAAGGTAGGTTATATTATTTCTGGATGTATCGTACGATAAGAACATCGTCCGAGTCAAGTGCGTCAGCCATAAGGACCTTTGTAGGCGCAGTGTAGCTATCAAGTCTATAGTCAAAGATAGAGTTTGCACCAGATCCAAGATTAGCAGAACCTGAACGAGTCTGTAAGAGGCCATTCAAGAATACCATCAAGGAACCAGACAATACTGGGCCTGACATAGACGCTGTGTGTGCATGACCTGTCAAAGAAGCAGACATGAATGACTCTTCTTTCTGGGCAATGAAAAGCTTACCCTGGTGAACCTGAATACCACCTCTTGTTCCAGCGGCACCAGTGATGTGCTGTACAAGGTCAGTTACGCTTTCTTTCTTGATGTAGTTGTTGTCGCTATCTTGCACAAGCAAGAAGTGAGTACTATCGTTTGAATCAAGTGCCATTGAATCAAGGTTCTCTAATTCAACCTGATTTGATCGGAACTTGGTATTCTGGTTGCCCACATCAAGTGCACCACTGACAACAATAGCGTCAGCGCCCGAGTTGCCCAAGTTCACCGCTCCGTTGAAGGTCGCTGTATCTGATGCTGTGATTGCGTCAACAGTTGTTGCACCGTCTACATCAAGAGCACCCTGGATATTTACAGCAGCGCCGAAATCTGCTGTGCCTGCCATATCCATTCCACCAGAGCCGGAAAGAAGGCCTTGAACATTTACCGCCGAACCGAAGTCAGCTGTACCTGCCATGTCCATTCCACCAGAACCAGAGATCAAGCCAGTTACACTCAAAGTACTAGACATGACTGCTGCTTCAGCAACTGTGAGTCCGTCTAGAGTGGTTGCACCGTCTACATCAAGAGCACCTTCAACATTTACAGCTGCACCGAAGTCCGCTGTACCTGCTATGTCCATTCCACCGGATCCTGAAATCAACCCTGTAACACTCAAAGTGCTGGACATGATTGCCGCTTCCGCAACAGTAAGGCCATCGAGGGTCGTTGCACCGTCGACATCAAGGGCACCCTGGATATTTACGGCTGCACCGAAGTCCGCCGTTCCACCAATGTCGATACCGCCAGAGCCAGAAATGAGACCTACAACATCTAATGTTCCAGCCATGTCTGAATTACCTGCAATCTGTAAATGGCTTGAGCCGGAGATTGCACCCTGTGCGTTGACAGCGGCACCAAAGTCTGCAGAGCCGGCAATGTCGATTCCGCCAGAGCCCGAAATGAGACCAGTTACGCTCAAAGTACTAGACATAACAGCTGCTTCCGCGACCGTAAGTCCGTCTAGAGTGGTAGCGCCGTCTACATCAAGTGCGCCCTGTACATTTACTGCAGCTCCGAAATCAGCTGCGCCGGCTATGTCGATTCCGCCAGAGCCTGAAATGAGACCTGTCGCAGACAATGTCGATGAAAATACAGCTGCTTCCGCTACTGTAAGACCATCAAGCGTAGTCGCGCCATCTACGTCTAATGCACCCTGTACGTTTACTGCCGCTCCAAAGTCTGCAGTGCCAGCGATATCAATTCCGGCTGCGCCAGAAATGAGACCTACAACATCTAATGTTCCAGCCATGTCTGAGTTGCCTGCAATCTGCAAAGTACCAGAGCCAGAAAGATTTACAGCCTTCAACATATTAGAGTTTGAGTTATACTTCAAAGACCCACTGTCAATGAAAAGAGTCTGCGATGTTCCAGACTGTGAAGTGAACAGAAGTTGCAAGTCAATGTCATCAGAACTCGCTGCTTCAATGGTCGCACCAACATTGAGAAGGTTCGAACCGTCACCATAGAAAAGTGATGCAGATACTGGATATGCAGAGTAAGCAAGGTTTCCTGTAGAATCTGCAGATGCAGAGGCCACGTTAGCAAACACAAATCTGTCTGTGCTCTCGTCCCAAAGCATTGCCGCATTGTCGGCAGCGCCGCGGTCGAAGATGAAACCTTGATCGTTAGCTGGCGTGCCAGAGGCTCCGCTTGAGAAAAGTATCAAAGAATCTTGAACCTCTAGATTCGTAGTACTAATAACTGTTGTGTCGCCATTGACCGTAAGATCTCCGGTAATTACAACATCTTGTTGAAAAGCTGCGTCTTCTGCAACAGTAAGACCGTCAAGGGTTGTAGCCCCATCAACATCTAATGCACCTTGTACGTTTACTGCAGCACCAAAGTCTGCGGTTCCTGCAATATCAATGCCTCCGGAACCTGAGATCAGTCCAGTAGCAGTAACTGTGCTTGAGAAAGCTGCAGCTTCTGCAACGGTAAGACCATCGAGGGTTGTAGCTCCGTCGACATCAAGCGCGCCCTGTACGTTTACTGCAGCGCCAAAGTCTGCAGCTCCAGCGATATCAATACCGCCAGATCCAGAAATAAGGCCTGTAGCTGAAAGAGTGCTTGAAAATACTGCGGCTTCTGCCACGGTAAGTCCATCAAGGGTTGTAGCACCATCTACGTCAAGAGCACCTTGAACGTTTACAGCAGCGCCAAAGTCTGCGGCGCCGGCGATATCAATACCGCCAGAACCTGAGATAAGGCCTGTAGCTGAAACAGTACTTGAAAACACTGCAGCTTCTGCAACGGTAAGGCCATCAAGGGTTGTGGCTCCGTCGACGTCAAGTGCTCCTTCTATATTTACTGCAGCACCGAAGTCAGCGCTGCCGGCGATGTCAATTCCACCTGAACCTGAGATGAGGCCCGTAGCTGAAAGTGTGCTTGAGAAAACCGCTGCTTCTGCAACAGTCAACCCGTCAAGAGTCGTTGCGCCATCTACGTCAAGGGCACCTTCTACATTTACTGCGGCACCAAAGTCTGCGGTTCCTGCAATATCAATGCCACCAGATCCAGAAATAAGACCTGTTGCGGACAGTGTCGATGAGAATACAGCTGCCTCTGCTACGGTAAGACCGTCGAGAGTCGTTGCTCCATCTACATCAAGCGCGCCTTGAACGTTTACTGCAGCACCAAAGTCTGCGGTGCCGGCGATGTCAATTCCACCTGAACCTGAGATGAGACCTACAACGTCTAACGTTCCAGCCATGTCTGAGTTACCTGCGATTTGCAAAGTACCAGAACCAGAAAGGTTCGCACCCTTTAAAGTGTTTGATGATGGGTTGTACTTAATACCTGCATCGACTGCTAGGCCGATGTCTGTGTCATCGGTAGGACTGACGAAAGTCATTCTCATGTCTACGTTGTCCGAAGAAGCGGAGACCGATACGAGACCGCCGAAGTATTCTGCCATCTGCGAAGCAGACACATGATATGTGCCTCCGCCCTGCTCTATGACGAAAAGGTCGGTTGCTGCTACTGATAGATTTTTGAAAGAGTTGCTACCTGAAACTCTGATTGATGTACTGTCTACCAAATCGGTAGCTGTTAGTGTCACTAATTGTGAATTATTTAATTTTGTCCTTGCCACGTTAATTCCTCCTATGCCAGCGTATTCGCTGAATTTTGTGGTTGATATTGTTACTGTAGTTCCCGAGTTTGACCATAGATTATCCGGTAGCTGATACCACTGAGTGAAACCACCTTCGTGAGAATCTCTCTTCCAGATTGTAAGGTCATCCGGGGCTGAATCTAAAATAAACTGAACTGTAGCTGCTTGACTAAACTGTTGACCATGTGGCGTCAATCGAATGATATCCCCCGCAAAGTATGCGCCGGACGAGCCGGCTTGGGTTTTGATTGAACCAAGATTACTTGCTTTGTAATCAGCGTTGGACATAACCTCTGCTGATAGACTAGTGTCTCCGCTCAAAGCATTAGATGGTACTGTTACCGAGATTTTTGGTGAAGCCTGAGTTCCACCGGCCGATAAGGTACCACCAGAAGATCCAATGGATGAAGTAACAGACGATGCAAGCGAGGGGTTCGCTGCAGGGAAGGCACCGAAGTTACCGACCAAAATACGCTGATTGTCTTTCTGGTAGCTACCTAAAGTACTTGCCTTGTCAGCTTCGTGATAAGCAAATGTATTTCCGTCACCACCGTTGGTACTGTTCATAGTGAACGCGGTCTTTGCTCCGTATTGCTCATCCGTCTGTCGGCTGTGAGTATACGGGTTGATGCCCAAACCGGAGGACGCCTCCGCGGCTAAAGTAATACTACCAGTGCTAAAAAACTCATGCCTCATTCTACCTTGATATATGCTACCATTATAACTTATATCATAACTACTCCATCCTGCGGACGATGATTCGTGATATACCAACGAGTTCCAGGCACTATTTGCGGCAGTCGCCTCTGATCCATACCTAGCCTGAACACCGACAATTGTTGTGCGGTCGTTGGCGAAGGCAAATCTCATATGTTGCTTGTGACCAAAAGGCGGCACGCCTAGAACGCCGGAATGTCCATGGTCATTCTCTTCCGAGGTGTTACCCTTTCCAAAGAGGCTTCCATAAAGGTCATCACGTAACCAGTTTGAGGCTGACTGGAACATCCAAATTGAATCTCCCTGGTAGCCCATCAAAAGTCTTTCTGAGAACGGATCATACTCTACAAATCTGATACCCTGAACGCCTGATGTTGAAACATCTAAGCTGAGCCGAGTGGCCAATTTGTAGGCATAATTTGTCATTTCTGAGCTATCATAGCCTGAAATTTCCCACTTAGATGTTGACTCATTCCACGTCACCGCTATCATATAACTATAGTCTGTACTGCCGTCTGCAAAATAGACAATGACCATGTTGTTTTCGTCAATCCAGGTCATGTCATGAACAGACAGTCCTGAAGAGAAGGAGCCATTGACATAGTCAGACAGGTCTTCTTGGCTGAACTGAGAATGGAAAGACCAAGTTCCACCACTTTGCTGGAATATGGTTATCATGCCCTGTGGGCGGGCGGCCGAAGCGTGACCTCCGTAATTATGAATAGCAACTCTCGTTGCCAAAGTGCTGCTATATTTGTTGTTTGCGGCAA